ACGGCCACGCCAAGCTGATGCTCAACGTGACCGCATGACGACGTCGGCCGACCTGATGGACGCGGTCGCCGCGGCGATCGTCGCCGGCGACACCGACGCGGGCCTGCGGGTCTACACGCCAGGCGACTGGCCGACGTGGGACAGCCAGTATCCGGCGATCAAGCTCCGCGTGTACCGGGAGACGAAGACCTCGACCGGTCGCGGCGAGATCGGTTTCACCGTCCTGACGACGGTGCGCATCCTCGCCCAGGTGTCCGAACCGGCGTCGAGCGACGACGGTGGTGCCGCGATGGCCGAAGTGGCGCTGTGGCGGCTCAAGCAGCAGATCGAGGTCGCGGTCATTAACAGCTACCCGCTGACGGCGCTGCTCCAGCAGTTCCCGTCGGTCGATAGTCAGCTCGCCTTCTCGTCCGAAGGCGAGACGCATCTCGCCGGGCTGCAGATCGATCTCGGGCTCGAGTTCTACCAGGGACCGAGCGACTTCGCGCCGAGCGCCACGACCGACATCGCCGAGGTAGGCGTCAACGCCAGCGTCTATCCGCCGGCCGGCCTCGACCTGCGCTTTCCGGGGGTTACCGCATGATCAAGGTGTTTCCCGTCCACGGGCGGCTCATCCGCGACCCGTTTACCCGCGCGCCCGTGCCGCTCGCCGGCGTCGAGGTCGATGCGACCGATCCGTTCTGGGCTCGCGCCCTCGCGGCCGGCGACGTCGCCGCCGAGCATCCCGCCCCGGCGCCCGCGCCGGCTTCCGACACCGCCGAATAAGGGGCAGCGCCGATGCCGATCCCGTTTAAGCAAATCCCGGCCAACATCCGGGTGCCGCTGTTCTACGCCGAGGTCGATCCGAGCCAGGCGAACACCGCCGTCCAGGCGCAGCGCACGCTGCTCATCGGCCAGATCACGTCGGCGGGCACGCTGGCGCCGAACGTGCCGGTGATCAGCCAGTCGGTCGCAGAGGCCAAGGCGTCGGCTGGACCGGGCTCGATCCTGGCCGGGATGACGGCGGCGTACCGCGCCAATGACAGCTTCGGCGAAGTGTGGTACCTGCCCCTCGCCGACGATGCCGGCGCGACCGCGGCGACCGGCAGCGTGCTGTTCGCCGGCCCGACGACGGCCGCGGGCACCGTCTACCTCTACATCGCCGGCCAGCTCGTCAGCGTGCCGCTGACCAGCGGGACGACGGCCATCGCCGCCGCCGCCGCCGTGTCGGCTGCGATCAACGCCTCGACCGACCTGCCTGTCGTGGCAGCGGTGGACGGCGTCACTGCGGCGAAGGTCGACCTCACCGCCAAGAACAAGGGGCTCGTCGGCAACGACATCGACGTGCGGGTCAACTACCGCGGGGCCGCGGGTGGCGAGACGCTGCCGGCAGGGCTGACGGCGACGGTCACGGCGATGGCGAGCGGCGCGGTCAACCCGGTGCTGACGACGGCGCTGGCGAACCTGCTCGACGTGCCGTTCGACTTTATCGTCAGCCCCTTCACCGACGCGGCGTCGATCGCCGCCATCTCGGCGCTCCTCGGCGACGCCAACGGCCGGTGGAACTGGCAGACGCAGGTCTATGGCCACTGTTTCATCGCCAAGCGCGGCAGCGTCGGCCAGCTCGGCAGCTTCGGCGCGACGGTCAACGACCAACACCTGTCGGCAATCGGCTTCTACGACAGCCCGTCGCCCAACTGGGCATGGGCGGCGGCGTTTGCCGGCGCGGCCGCGGTCAGTCTCCGCGCCGACCCGGGGCTGCCGCTGCAGACGGTGCCGGTGCTCGGCCTGCTCGCGCCGCCGCTGGCGTCGCGGTTCAGCCTGTCGCAGCGCAACACCCTGCTCTACGGCGGCGTCGGGACGTTCCGGGTCGACACCGCAGGCAACATCGCGATCGAGAACCTGATCACGACCTACCAGACGAACGCGCTGGGACAGCCCGACAACAGCTATCTCGAAGTCGAGACGCTGTTCCTCCTGGCCTATGTCCTGCGGCGGATGGCGGCGGTGATCACGTCGAAGTACGCGCGCGTCAAGCTCGCCGACAACGGCACCCGCGTTGGTCCGGGCGCGGGCATCGTCACCCCGAACACGATCCGTGCCGACCTCATCGCCATGTACCGGCAGATGGAGAGCGAGGGCTATGTCGAGGGCAGCGATGCCTTCGCCGCCGGCATCGTCGTCGCGCGCAACACGACGAACCCGAACAGGGTCGACGTACTGTGGCCGGGCAACCTGATCGGCCAGCTGCGCGTGCTGGCGCTGCTCGCGCAGTTCCGCCTCTGATCCGGCCGACGGCCGCCCTCGCACAAGGATCCTGACCCATGAGCGCACTCGCCGGCACCGCCTTCGTCACGATCGACGGCAAGAGCTATTCAATCGTCGGCGAGGGCACCTATCGCGTGTCGTCGGAGACGCGCGAGAGCCTGCTCGGCCAGGACGGCTATCACGGCTACAAGGCCATGCCGGCGGCGGGCAAGATCAGCTGGAAGGGAAGAGACTCTTCGGGTGTGTCGGTCGCCGCCATCGCCGCCGCGAGCAACGCGACGGTCACGCTGGAGCTCGCCAACGGCAAGACGATCATCGGCCGCAACATGGTCCGTGTCGGCGACCCGATCGAGGTCAACACCGAGGATGCGACCTTCACGGTCGACTTCGAGGGCCCAGAGGTGACCGAGAACTGACATGACCCGCATCTCGCCGACGACGATCGATGTCGACGGCCGGGGCGGCCTGTCGATCGTGCTGACCTTCCAGGACGACGCCGGCAACCCGCGCGACGTGTCGGCGGCGCTGATGTTCTTCGAGGTCGACGGCGCGCTCCGCGTGCCGCTTGGGCCTGGCGGAACGGCTGCGCAGCGCACCTTGGCTCTGACGCGCGATCAGGTCGCGACGATCGGGGTCAAGTACCGCGATTTCGCCTTCATCGATGAGACGCTGGCCGTCGCGGACGCCTTCTGGACCGGGGTCATCACGGTCAGGGGCTTCGTCGCGCAGCCTTAGGACCAAGAGGGCGCGATGCAGGTACTTGTCGCACCCGGCGGTGTCATCATCGAGCAGCCGAGCGACCCGCGCGTCGTGCAGGTGGTCGCCGCCGGCGTTCCCGGGCCGCCGGGGCGCGGCGTCGAGCCGGTGGCCGCTGTCGCGCTCGAGGCCGTCGCCCAGGGCATGCCGATGGCGATCGACCGTGCAACCGGCAAGCTGGTCAACGCGACGGCCGCCTACAAGCCCAAGGCGTTCGTCGTCGGGCTCGCGAGCGCAGCGGTCGCGCCCGGGTTCGTCGGCGCGGCCGAGGTCGCATCGCTGACGCTCGCCGACTGGACGGGCGTCACCGGTGCCGCCGCTCTCCAGCCCGGCGGCATCTACTTCCTCGGCGCGACCGGCGGCCTTTCGCTGACGCCCCCGCCGGCGCCGGCATGCGTCGCCATCGTCGGCGAGGCGATCAGCCCGACGACGCTCCGCCTTACCGTGCATCCCCCCATCCAGCCCTGAAGGAACCGCGATGGCGTTGAAGACACCCCTCGTGCTCGGCAGCGACGGCCTCGTCCAGCAGCTGCAGTCCGGCGACACGATCAGTTCGGCCGTCGCCGCGCAGACGGTGCGGCAGGTGACCAATGCCGAAAGCTCGGCGGCGATCACCATCGGCATGCCCGTCTATGCGACGGCGGCCGACGCGGTGAAGCGCGCCCAGGCGAACGCCAAGGCGACTTCGCAGCTGGCCGGTCTGGTTTTCGATGTGTCGATCGCCGCGGCGGCGACGGGCAACATCTGCTCGGCTGGCATTCTGGTCGCGACGACGGCGCAGTGGGATGCGGTCGCCGGCACGACCGGCGGCCTGACCTTCGGCACGCGCTACTTCCTCGATCCGGCCAACCCCGGCAAGATCACGTCGGCCGTGCCCACAACGGCCGGTCAGACGAACACGGCTGTGGGCATCGCCTTGTCGACGACCGAGCTTGAGCTTCAGCTTCAGCCGCCGATCCTGCTGTGACATTCCGGCCGCCCCTCGTCTTCGGCAGCGACGGCCTTCTCCAGCAGGTCCAGTCGGGCGACGGGCTCCAGGCGAGCGGCGCGGAGTGGCTCGCGTCGATCCCGGCGGCCCCGAACGCCGGGGCGGTGCGTGAGGGCGTGCGGACGTGGGGCGGCCGGGACATGCTTGCGGTACGCTCGGCGCAGTGGCCGGAGCAGGTGCTACAGTCGCTGATCGGCCGGGATCGTGTGATCGGATGGATTGGTCGCGCCGGCGCGGGTAACCTCGACACTCTGCCCGGCACATACACGCCCACCATCGTCGGTTCGCTGACGGGACGCTCGCCCGCGACGTCGAGCCTCGCAACCCGTGCCGGACGGGTCGGCATCGTCTCGTCGGCGACTGCGGGGTCGGCCGCGGCGATGTACGGCGGCACGAGCGCTTGGCGCTGGGTGGCGGTCGGCGACGGTGCCGGCAACGGCGGCTTCCACTTCGTGGCCCGGTTCGTTCCATCAGACGCGGCGGCGGTCAGCGGCGCGCAGATGTTTCTCGGCGTTGCGGCGTCGAATAGCGCCCCGACGACGGGCGACCCGAGCGCCAACGTCAATCAGATCGGCGTCGGCGGCGTCGCGGGCAGCTCGAACCTCCAGGTATTCGCCGCCGGGGGAACCGCGCAGTCGGCGATCGATCTCGGCAGCAACTTCCCGGCGAACAGCCTCGCCGTCGACCTCTATGAGGTCCACCTGTTCAGTTCTCCGTTCGACAATACGAAGATCGCCTACCAGGTCGATCGCAACGGCGGCTCGACGATCAGCGGCGGGTTCACCGCGACCGGCACGATCGCCAACACGACGCCGGGAACGACGCTGCCCGCGACGTCGACCGTGATGATGCCGCGCGCGTACCGCACCAACAACGCGACCGCGCTCGCGGTCGGCATCGACATCTCCTCGCTCGTCGTCCACACCCCTTATTGAGGTCGCCCATGGCCACCGACGCCGATATCCCCGACACCCTCACGATCGTGCTGCGCAAGCCGGTCGACCATGCGGGGCAGGTCTACGACCGGATCGAGTTGCGCGAGCCGACGGCGGCAGAGCTGGTGCAGATGAGCCGGGTCAACGGCACCGAAGGCGACATCTTCGCCCTGTCGCTGATCGGCGGCGTTCCCAAAGGCGCGATCGAGAAGATCGGTGCCCGCGACCTGCTGACGGGGGCCCGCTTTCTCGGGGGTTTTTTGCTCGACGTCCCGAAGGCTGGGGACGTGTCGTCGATCAGCTGAGCGCGCGCTACGGCCAGCTGCCGTCGACCCTGATGCAGCGGACATGGTCAGAGCTCAACCAGTGGCGCGCCTGGGCGGAGGGCTGATCCAATGACCGCCAAGGTAGCCGTCGACATCGAGGCGGGCGACAAGACCGCCAAAGGTGTCGCCTCGGCCGAGAAGCGCCTCGGCCGGCTGCCGAAGAAGGCCGGCGAAGTCGAGAAGGCGTTCAACCGCGCGGGGGCGTCGTCGTCGCGCTTTGCCACCAGCGGCCTCGCGCCGCTCGCACGGACGCTCGGCACCGTCGAGAAGGCGACGGCCCGCGCGCTGGGCGGCTCCGATGTCATCGGCCAAGCGATCGGCCGGTTCGGGGCGCTCGGCGAGGTGACGGGGGCGGTCAGCAAAGGCTTCGGCGAGACGGCGTCGAGCGCCGGCGTTCTCGGCGGCGCGCTCGGGGCACTCGGAGTCGTCGGCGCGGCGACAGTCGGTGTTCTGGCGGCTGCCGGCGTCGCGGCGTACAAGACGGCCGAGGGATGGGCTGCGAACGTCGCCGGGCTTGGCCGACTGTCGCAGACGCTCGGCATCGCGACCAAGGACCTGCAGGAGTTTCAGCAGGCCGGCGAGCGGGCGGGCGTGTCGAAAGAGGCGACGACGGGGTCGCTGGCCGGCCTCGCGGGCACACTGCACGACGCGGCCTACGGCCGGAACATGGAGGCCGCCGCGGCGCTGGCGCGCGTCGGCGTCACGCTGAAGAAGGACAAGAACGGGCAGTACGACTATCGCCAGGGCGCGCTCGACGTGTCCGATGCGCTCGCCCGGCAAA